CCTGGGTTCATGGAAGCGACTACGTTACTGCGACGATGCTTGCTCGCTTCTCTGGAAGTCCTCCAGCCCTTGAAACGCTCGAGGAGATGTTTGAGGAGAGCGTAGTTTCCAGCTTCAAGAAGGACCCTGTCGGTACGTTCAAGAAGATGCCCCTTGAACAGCAAGTCCTAGTCTCTCGCCTCGTGTCGCAATCCGGGGACTCGAACAATGGCGGATATTGATACTGGAGTATTTAAGGCCGAGGGCGTACACCCCCTTGTCCTACTCCGAGAGTACCTGCGCCTCTTTGGCCCAGGCGCCCTCGAGTGGGAGCCCTTTGTCATCAAAAGGTCTATCGACGGAACGGTAAAGGAGAACATTTCTCGGGTAAACCTGACGAAGTTGATGGCAGCGATCACGGTCGCAAACCACGACAACTTCTGGACGTATTGGGAGACATTCCATACAGTTTCTCAGGCCCTTGCTGGAAAGATCCCGTCCGTCAGTCACATCGACAATCAGAGCATCTCCGACCTCATGTTGTCAGTAGATGCCGCCTTCAGAATTCGCAAAGACCTGGGGTCTGCCTCCGATATCCCAGAGTTTTCTGAGGAAGTTCGACGGTACATGGCCGCACAGCTTCATGAGTCTGGCATCTGGTATGCGCCTGAGCCGCTGGAGTTCTTGAATCCGCTGATCTCGGGCGAAACGCAGGTATGTGGGCTTTGTCAGAACGAGGAGACTCCGAAAGAGGACGGTATGTGCAGCTATTGCACAGATCGTTACAACATGGACAGTCTTCTCAAGTTTGAACCAGATGACGACCTCAAGAAGGTCTTTGATGGCTCAAAAGTCAAGATTGTTGCCAAGTTCCCTACCAAGGGCGTCCAGGATGCTCTTCGTCGAGCCCAAAAGTCAGGGGGAGAGGTCCTACAGGAGGACGCTGATGACATCTGTGCTGCGAAGATCTTAGAGGGTCTACGCGATCTCGAGAAGTACCAAGCCCAGCTTGAAGCTACAAAGACCGCAGGAATAGCCAACGCTCCGAAGGCTGTTACGGCGCACAACTTAGCTAACCCCGACAACGAAGTTCAGATGCCGGGCAGCCAAAGCGTACAGCCAAAGTCTCCGATCCTAAAGTATGTCAATCCTATATCTGTTGGAGGATCTGCGTTGGTTGCTGGAGCTCTGCTACGCAAGCCTGGAATGGCGGGGAAGTTTCTCAATACTGCTAAAGAGGTCGTAACAAAACCGATTACCTCAGTCGGGCGTTCGATGCGAGCTGGCGCTAACTATGTAGGGCCTGGGGCAGACGAATTTGCAAGAGGTGCTGCGCAAAGTAAACGAGTAGAGTTAATGTCCGATAGCCTACGGGACTTGAATACTACGCTCCAAAGTCAAGTAACTAAGGGACAGCCTCTAACCGGGAGAGTAGATCAGTTTGCTGCGCTTTCTGGGGGAGAACAAGGCCTAGGCACTTTCTCGGATAAACTTCGTCGATCTGGGTTTGCATCTGCAGGTCGGCAGAAGTTCAATAATGTTACCTTTGATACGGCTACTGCAGATAAGCTAAATAAACTGTTGTCAGAAATGGATGCTGCCTCGGCAGCAGGCAAGACGGTGGATTACTCTAAAATCAGAGGACTGTATGATGAGCTAGGAAATACGGCACGACAGCAGGTAGCAGCGGGAACTGCCCGGCAGTCAAAAGGCCTTGGTTACTATGCGCCCGGAGAACGGGTAGTAGAAGTAGGCACCCCCATGCTGACTGGAGCAGCGGCATACGCCGACGATACTGATCCAGAAACAGGTAGAAAAAGAAGCACCGCCGAGCGCCTTGCGCGGGGCGTCACAGCTGGGGGAGTTGCTGCCGGGACTGGTGCACTTTTTGCTGGTAGAAATCTTGGGCTGTCCAAGGCCAACCTCATTACAGGCACAGGTCGGTCAGGCTTTAGTGCTAAGGCGCTAGTTCCCGCAATAGGGGGCATGGCAGTAGGGTCTACTGTTGAAAACCTTGGGGCTGATGCAGTAGGGGCCGGAGCGCGAGCGATTGATACCGCCTTTGGACAAAAGAAGGATACTTCGTCATGAACGTAATCACGAGCGAGGTAAACCGCTTCAATCCCCGTCCGGTAACTGCCGAAGGTGGGCGGGGTTTTGGTATCCGGTACCCGTCTCCCTTCTTTGATATTGCCCAGCAGTTTTTACCTTCAAATCAGCACGAGCTTCACAAGTGGTGTAGGTACTACTTCCTCACCAATCCAATCATCAACGCTGCCTGCTCAAAGATGGCGGAGTATCCCGTCACCGCTCTCATCTTTGAGTCGGATGATCCTGAAGTTCAGAAGCTCTACAAGAAGGTCGAGGATCACCTAAAGCTCAGATCTTTCCAGGTTGAGGTTGGACTCGACTATTTTGTGTACGGAAACGCATTCGTCTCCGTGTTCCTGCCGTTTGAGAAGTACCTGATCTGCGGCTCATGTGGGGCTCGGTACCGCGCAAAGACCAATAGATTCCGCTACAAGTGGCGTGACTCCCGCTTCTACATTCACAAGTGTACCTGTGGAAAGGAAGGCTACGCCAAACAACAGGACGTTTATATTCGGAGCTTTAGACAGATCCGATTGGTTCGCTGGAACCCGGAAAACATTGACATCAAGCATAACGAAATCACAGGAAAGACGAAGTACTACTTCAGGCTCCCGAAGAGCGTGATTAACGACATCAAGCTCGGCGACTACGACGAGATCGAGTCCATCCCCCTCGAGTTCCTCGAAGCTGCGCGCGCGGGGAAGTCTCTGCTCTTCTCAGAGGACAACCTGTACCACCTGAAGCGCCCCACAATCGCGCAGAAGGACCAGGGCTGGGGCACTCCGCTAATCTTCCCGCTTCTGAAGGACGCCTTCTACCTACAGGTAATGAAGAAGGCCAACGAGGCTATTCTTATGGAGAACATTGTTCCCCTGAGAATGATCTTCCCTGGCCAGAATACGGGAGGAAATGAGGGCCCTTACGGGTCGTACAACCTGACAAACTGGAAGAGACGGGTTGATGAAGAGATCAACATGTGGAAGCGGGACCACAACTACATCCCAGTTCTTCCTGTAAACATCGGATTTCAGCAGATCGGCGGGCAGGGCCGAGCTCTATTGATGTACCAAGAGATGCGGCTCCTTGCCGAGCAGATGCTTGCTGGGGCCGGCATCCCGGTGGAGTTCATCTTTGGCGGGCTTCAGTGGTCCGGCTCTAGCACATCGCTTCGCGCGCTTGAGAACATGTTCCTCGGGTACAACAAGCAGCGGCACGAGCTGGTAAACGTCTTCATTATGGGAAAGATCGCCTCGTTTATGGAGTGGCCCAAGATTACGAGTCGGTTTGACAAGTTCCGCATGGCCGACGATCTCCAGAGAAGCATGTTCTACCTGCAGCTAAACCAGGCGCAGAAGATCAGCGATCACCGACTCATGGAAGAGCTCGGGGAGGACTTTGATCTCGAGTCCCAGCGCATGGGCAACGAGATCAAGAAGCAGCTCCAGGCGAACCGTAAGATGCAGGTTGCATCTGCAGATATTCAGGGAGAGGCGCAGCTGAGGACATCGAGGTACCAGGCGAAAGCACAGGCACTTTCGATGAAGGCCCAGGCGCAGACGCAGATGGAAATGCAGCAGGCGCAGATGCAGGCACAGCAGGCTCAGGCGCCGCAGCAGCCACCCCAGCAGGAGGCGGCGCCCGCAGAAGCGCAACCACAGCAGGCACAAGATCCCGCCGCGCAGGTTCAAGGAGTCCCGGAGGGAGCAACGATGTACGAGGAGAACGCGCAGGCGCCAAATGAAAGCGCGCTTCCGACTGCCATGGCAGGGGCCGCCTCTCCCCTTCAACAAGGCGCTGGTGGCGTAGACCTGAGATACGTCGCCCAGCGCGCGGCATCGTATTTCCGTACCCTAAAGAAAGAACAGGGCGCGGATGCTATGTTCCAGGCGCTACAGCAGCTTCAGACCGAGAACCCCCCGCTGTACCAGCTCGTTGTTCAACTTATGAACGACACTGGATCTCAGGTCAATCCTCTAGATGCCATGCAAAATCCAGCAGCTAATGGAACGCCGCAGGCCGACCCTGGAAGACAGATTGGCTGACATCATCGGACGATGTCAGCCCTCCGCTTCCTGGGTGGCACTACGATCTCGCCCTCGTACAAACGCTCGAGAATAACTCGAGAGTTGTTGAGTAGGCAGGATTCATGGAAGATAGCCTCGCTCCCAAGAGTGGCAAACGCCTCGTCATCTAGCTCCCAAGACGACGGGCGACGCTTGACTCTATGGCGAGCGAGGCTGACTAATTTTTCTCCCTTGTCTGCTGCAGCTCCACAAAAGTCGCAGAAATAGCGCATCATGTTAAAATGAGGACGCTCGAGTAGACTCCGCAGGAATCACAGGCGCCTGAAGTCCAGAACGGATGAGCCTCTCCGCGACTGGTGCAGGAACTGCAGAGCCACCGAATCTTATTCGGATCTTTTACGAAGGAGACCAGCGAGCAGTCTCTACATTCCATCACCCCGCACCTACCCTCTAAAATAGGGCAGTATTCCTTAAGAGTGTCTTCTTCCTCCCGCTTAAAAGTAACCCTTGAGGAGTGGGGGAGGGAGGGCAGCCCTCCGGCCTCGGCTTGGAGCCGAGACCGGAGGCGCCCCTTACTCAAGGGCGTCCTCCAAAACATCGGAGGACGACTGGATGGCCGCCGTAACGGCGGCCATCCAAAAGATGAGGGCGAGCATTACCACTCGCCGAATTTTCCGGTGTCAACCGGCCAGTCGGGATCGGACACGTTATCTCCTTTGCCGAGGGGTTATATCTCGGCTACGATACTTATGACCTGCTCGCGAGGGTATTTTCATGCCTAATCTAAACCCGATTGAAACGCACAAGCTCATGGTTCAGCGGGCAAAGGAGGCTATTGCCACTCACTTCCCGATTGATGGAAGTAAACACTTGCTCGAGCTAGTTCGCGTCGAAGTCGAGGACGACTCCGCAGCTGGCGCGTCACAGTTCAACCCGACTAACTACGAAAGTCAGCTTGATGCTCGCCTCAACGACCGGACGTGGGGACCGGACATTGTCGGAGTATTTCGGCTGACGGATAAGGCCACTGGCAAGGTTCTTGACGAGCGCTCCAGAACTCTCGGCAAAATTCCTAAGATTACAACTCGCTATTCTTACATCGTGAATGGAAACGAGATGCAGCTGGACAGCGTGTTCCGGCTGAACCCTGGGGCCTATCACGCAGAGGCGCAGAACGGAGACTTGCTGGCCAAGTGGAACGTAGCCGCCGGCAGCCGAATCGGATCTTTCGACATTTACATTGAAAGAAAAGATCCGAAGAAACTCGGACTCATGACTATGAGTGTGAGTAGCAGCGGGAGTTCTTCGGTTGAAATCCCCATCTACCCGATCCTTCGTGCGATGGGGATTGATGACGGGCAGATCAAGACGGCACTTGGCGAGAAGATCTATGTCGTCAACCGCGACAAGAGCTCTCCGTCGGATCTCGTCAGATTTCACAAAGCTATTGAGAACCGCAACAAGGACACCAAGTACGCACCACCTGGAGCGCAAGAAGCGGCAAAGTTTACGAGAGAAGTCTTTGAGTCTGCGGAGGTCAGCCCTCAGACCATGAAGGCTGCGTTTGGGAAGGAGTTTGACCGCATCTCGGGTGATGCTCTGCTCTTATCTGCTAAGAAGCTCGTTGACATTAGCCGAGGTGATGTTGCCGAAGACGACCGCCAGAGCTTGTCAAACAAGCGCCTTTATGGCGCCGAAGATTTTGTTTACGAAGAGCTCACCAAGGGCAAGACGATCTACGCGCTGACTCGGAAGATCCGCAACAACGTAGATCGTAAGGACAAGATTCAAGACATCATCCCCGCGTCTACCTCTGGCTACGGCGCTGCAATCCTCAAGCCGTTCAAGGCCGGTCAGCTTCCTACGCAGACCAATCCCCTTCAGTTTGTCTCAAACCACACCAAGACTACGATTCTCGGAGCAGAGTTTGGAGGTATTAAGGGAGAAAACATCAACCTTACGCAGGACAAGCTGATCAACCCGAGCCACCTCGGGCTGCTCGACCCGCTCCAGACCCCGGAGAGCTCAACTACAGGTATTCATCTGCACGTCCCACTCGGAGCTCAAAAGGTTGGGCATGACCTGATGGCGCAGGTTGTGAATGTCAGGACTGGAAAGATTGAGAGGAAAAGTGCGGCTGATTTAGAGCGTGCGGTCGTTGCATACCCGGATCAGGTGAAGATCGAAAAGCGTCCTGATGGGACGGCCAAAGTCACACCCCTCGAGCCCAACGTCATTGTTTACGACAATGATCGAAACACGTCAAAGCGTCCGTGGAAGGACGTTGACTACGTGCTGCCGTCTGCAAAGCTCCTCTTTGCCGTCAGCGCAAACCTGATTCCCTTTGTGCAAAACGACAACGGTAACCGCGCGATGATGGCCGCCAAACACCAAGAGCAGGCGGTGGGGTTGAAGGAACGAGAAGCCCCTCTAGTGCAGACGCAGGCGTCTGGTGGTGCCTCCTATGAGGATCTTGTAGGGGGAATGGCCGCTGTGTCTTCCTCTGCGGATGGAGTTGTCTCCGAGATTACAGATACAAAGATTGTGGTCAGCGGTAGCGACGGAAAGAAATACACCCACCCCATCTACAACAACTACCCGTTGAATGGAGCAAAACATATGCTTCATTCGGAGGCGCGAGTAAAGAAAGGAGATCGCGTTCGCAAGGGTCAGCTGCTTGCAGACTCAAACTTCACGAGCGGCGGGAAGCTTTCGCTGGGCACCAATCTCCGTGTCGCCTACATCCCGTACCGTGGGTACAACTTTGAAGACGGTGTGGTCATCTCTGAGACTGCGGCCAAGAAGCTTGTCTCAAATCATTTGCACTCGGCAGAAGTCGAGATGCACCCCAACGTCGTCGTCAACAAGAAGATGTGGCGTCAGTATGCCGGCCCTGTAAAGGCGACGCCGGAAATCTTACAGAAGCTAAACGACGATGGAGTTGTCAAGGTAGGCCAGAAGGTCGAGCCTGGAGACGTCCTCATTGCCAAGCTCCAGAAGCAGGTGCTCTCGAAGGAGACCGAGGACATTCGTCGTCGGCTAAAGGGCGCTGTTCAGGACTACACGGATGCAGGCGTCCGCTGGGATCACGAATACAACGGAGAGGTCGCCCGGGTCGTAAACAATGGCAGAAAGATTGTCGTCTATATTCGAACCGAGCAGACAATGGAGGTCGGTGACAAGCTCTCCGGTCGCCACGGAAACAAGGGAATTGTTACAAAGATTCTGCCCGATGACAAGATGCCGAGGGACAAAGGAGGAAATCCTGCGCACATCTTGATGTCCCCTGCAGGTATCCCCTCTCGTATGAATCCGGGCCAGGTTTTAGAGACTGTTGCTGGGAAGATTGCGCTAAAGACGGGCAAACCTTTTGTTGTAAATAACTTCGACGCGTCTACTGACTACTCTGCCCTTGTCAAGGCGGAGATGAAGAAGCACAACGTCTCCGATACGGATGAGCTCTTCGACCCCGAAACGGGGGAGAGCCTGGGCCAGGTTCTCACCGGGCATCAGTACATCCTTAAGCTCGACCACCAGGCAGAGAAGAAAATCTCCGCCCGGGCGGGAGGTTTTGGCTACGCCTACAAGACCACAGGAGAGGCGTCACAGGGATCGGGGCTGGGAGAAGGTGGGCAGCGCATTGGAGGCCTCGACACCTACACGCTGCTGGCGCACGGTGCCCGCCAAAACTTGCGGGAGATGCAGACGTACAAGTCTGACCGCGAGCAGGCAGAGGATGTCTGGACACGGATCATGCGCGGAGAGCGTCCGCCTCCGCCCAAGGTCCCGCGCTCTATGGAGCAGTTTGTTCACTACATGCGTGCAATGGGAATCAACGCCGAAAGAAAGGGGCGTGAATATTCCCTGATGCCCATGACAGACAAGCAGACTGTCTCTCAGAGTTCCGGCGAGCTGGCCTTTCCCGAGAAGACCCTCGCCGCAAAGGGATCTCTTACAAAAGAAGAGCGGGGCGGTCTATTTGATCGAGCCAAGACTGGAGGCCTCGAGGGTACGAAGTGGTCCCATATCGACCTAGGCGTCAGAATTCCTAACCCAGTATTCGAGGAGCCAATTCGACTCCTATTGAAGATGAAAAAAACGGAGTTTCAGGCTCTATTGACTGAAACTGGTGCAGTTGGAAAGAAGTCAGGCTTTGAGATCATTGAAGAAAAGCTACGCGAAATCAACGTAGACAAAGAACTTGCGACGGCTGAGAAGGCACTCTCTGAGACTACTGGAGATACGCTAAACGTCGCCTACAAGCGTGTCCGGTATCTTCGAGCTCTTAAGGAGCTTGAAGTCAAGCCTGTCGACGCGTACACAAACAAGGTTCTGCCCGTCCTTCCTCCGGCTCTGCGGAGGGTGAGCATCGGCTTTGATGGGACTCAGATCATTGACCCAGCAAATAAGATGTACGCAATTATTGGGCAGATGGTAAAACAGCACGAGCAGGCAAAGAAAGAAAAGATGCCTGTTGGAGAAATTCAAAAGATCCAGGCGCAGATCTACGAGACAACGAAGGCGCTTCGAGTCTCTGGTATGCAAATGGAAGGGAAGCAAGTCCCAAGTTTGATGGACAAGTTGACAGGACTAAAGCAGCCAAAGGGGTCTTTCTTCCAAGCCGGAGTTCTTGGGAAGCGGCAAGACCTCTCCGGTCGTTCAGTCATCACACCAGATCCAGAGATGCCCCTCGATGAGGTTGGCATTCCTCGGGAGATGGCGATGGAGCTCTACAAGCCCTTTGTCATCAAGGAGCTGTGGAGGACCATGGGTCGCGCAAACTCTCCGGGAGAGGCGCGTCTTATGATCAAGAAAAACCATCCTGCAGCCTATCAGGCACTCGAGCGGGTTGTCAGAGATCGCCCTGCTCTAATGAAGCGGGACCCTGCGCTCCACATGTTCTCGATCCTTGCGTTCCGCCCGCGGCTTGTGGAAGGCAAGTCGATCAAGATTCATCCACTTGTAACCGGAGGTTTTAACGCAGACTTCGACGGGGATACAATGGCACTCTACGTGCCGATTACGGATGGAGCGGTCGAGGAGGCAAAGAACATGCTTCCTTCAAAGAACCTGTTCTCTCCAACCAGCGGATCCCTCATGGTGACGCCGAGCCAGGACTCAGTTCTGGGCATCTTCCAGGCTACAGAGTGGGGCAAGCCCGTGTCTGGGAGCTTCACTGTGGATGAGGCCCTTCGAGCACTCAAGGCAGGGAAACTGAAGTCGTACAACGTGATCAACGTCAAGGGCCATAGCAAGCCGACCACCGCAGGTCGGCTGCTGGTAAACTCAACGCTCCCCGATCAGTTCAAGGGCGATGCGGACCTTCTGTACGATCCGAACTTCCGAATGGCAAAGGGAGGCATGAAGCGCTTTGCTACTCGAGTTGCACGAGCGGAGCCCGAAGATTTCTCTCGAATGATTGATGAGTGGAAGACCATTGGCTTTGGTCTTGCGTTCAAAAATGGGTCGAGCGTAAAGCTAAACGACTTCCACGACGGCTTTAAACTTCGTGATGAGGTTCTCGTCAAGTATAAGAAGGAGGAAGATTCCATTCGTAAGGGTGGGGGCTCACTCAAGAGCAAGGACGAGAAGATTATTGAACTGTACCAGAAGGCTCAGAAGGAGCTGAAGCAGGTAGGTGAGGCGCGGTACAACTCCACCCTAAACAACGGGATGTGGGATTGGGCGCGCTCCGGGGCGAAGGGGGATTGGAACCAGTTTGGCCAGATGGTCATGGGGCCGATGCTCGTACAGGACCCTCTCAACAGAACGGTCCCTTTCCCGATTACAAAGAGCTTTGGAGAAGGGCTACCAGTTTCGCAGTACTACGCTGCGCTGCATGGCGCACGTAAGGGTACGATTGACAGAGCCTCTGCGACTGCCAAGCCAGGTGCTCTGACTAAGGAGCTCATCAATACCGTCATCGACAACACGATTAAGACGAAGGACTGTGGGACCATCCGCGGGGCGCTTCTCTCGTCAATGGAGTCGGATGTCGAGGGCAGATACTTGGCAGGTGACGTTCCCGTAAAGGACGGTCAGACCATCCCCAAGGGGACCCTGATCACTCCCCAGATCCGGTCCAAGATCAAGAATGACGGTCCTAAAAAGATCCTCGTTAGGTCTCCCCTCTACTGCACCGAAGTGAAGGGAATCTGTGCGACTTGCTATGGACTCAACGAGCGTGGTGCACTTTATTCTACTGGGACAAACGTAGGGATCATTGCCGGCCATGCATTAGGCGAGCCGATTACGCAGATGCAGATGAGAACCTTCCACACTGGCGGCGTTGGCGGGACCAGTGGAGTAGGTGACTACTTCACTGCAGCCGAAGACCTCTTCAAAGTCCCCAAGAAGCTTAAGGGGTCCGCCACGCTGTCTACGGTCGCAGGAAAGGTAGAAAAGATTGAAACTGACGCCCTGGGTGGAAAGATCGTCACAATCGCAGGTAAACCTCACGTCGTTCCGTTTACAAACCCTCTTTTGCCTATCATTCGTGTAGGAGCGGAGGTTGACAAGGCAGACGCGCTGTCTGAAGGAAGAAAGAATCCTCACGACATTCTGTCCATCACCAAGAACATGGGTGCGGTTCGAAACCACCTGGCCGACTCACTCAACGAGCTGTACTCCGAGACTACGGGCAACGAGCGGCGTAGAAACATTGAGACGGTTATCCGCGCGATGACTGACTTGACTAGAATCGACGATCCGGGCGATGATCACGCCTACCTCCGCGGGCAGCTGGTCCCGATGTCTGAGATTGAGCGCAAGAACAAAGAGCTTCGCTCGATGAACAAACGCGAGATTCGACACGCACCGCAGCTCAAGGCCATGAACAAGATGCCGCTAGCAGCACAAGAGGACTGGATGGCGCGTCTGAACTTCCAGCGCCTTGAGGAAACCTTTGTTGAGGGTGCCGCGCAGAACTGGAAGTCAGATATTCATGGGCATCCGATTCCGGGAATCGCGCATGGAGCGGAGTTTGGACTCGAGCCTCCGGGCTCCGTAAAGCTGCCCAACGCCTCGGCCCTTCCTGAACGCATGTCAAACATCCCGAAAGTCCGACCCCCTGGAAACCCCAGCCCGTCCTTGCCCTCGCAGAAGAACTCCGGCTTCTTCTCATTCCTTTAGGAGACATTATGGACAAGATCGCAGCCTACGCCATCGCACTTCAGAACATCGAGCTCGAAAAACGAGCAGAGTTCATCATTGAGAACTTTGGAACGTGCGAAGGGGAGATGCCTGTTGCATATCTGCAGGCATACGATGCGCTTCTCAACAAGGAAGCCAGCCTCTCTGCCATGGGTAGGGGACTTTCTACGATCGGAGAGGGAATTGGAGGACTAGCGGGTCGCGCGGGATCTTCACTTTCGAACATGGCCGGGGCAACACCAGGCGGAGTTCGTCAGACTCTCGGAGGGGCGCTTTCTCGAGCAGCTGAAGGAGTTAAGGCCAACAAGGACACCGCTGCCCTTCTGGGAGCGGGAGCGGTCGGTGCAACGGGATTGGGCGTTGGAGCGCTAGGAACTGGCTTTGTTGGTGGACGCATGACTGCTCCGCGTCCCCAGGGCCCTAGCTACTAATGCCAAGCTCCCCGCTAAGGCCAACAACCGCGCTCATTCTTCAAGGCCGCATTACTTCGGTTGATGCGGCTAGATGGCTTTGCACGGTTTTTTGTAGTGTAGTGAAAAGAGAGTACAGGGAGGTAGTCATCCCCTCGCTGTATTCGACCTCGTCTGGTGAGGGCGTTCACTACATGCCAGAGGTAGGGGCACAGGTATTCATCGTAACCCCGTCAGATGGTAGCAATCCGTTCCTCCTCCTATCGGCCCCGCAGGCAACTGCAGCTACAGAGGATGGGCAGCCGGGCTCATTCCATTCCGGTAGGCCGTTCTTAAACCCGGGGGACATGTCGCTTCTGACTCGAGATGGGAATGGCCTTATTGCGCGGCGCGGAGGTCTCACTGAGATTCGAGGCACTCCGCTTGCGAGAATACTTTTCAACCCATTCTCAAATGAAGTAACAACAATTGCAGAAAACTGGAAAGTAGACACGGTTGGCGGGTCGATGGAGTGGAGGTCAAACGACCCAAACACAGGACTTCTCGGAGACACGACCTCTCTGTTTACATCGGAATTTCGAGAGTTTGTCACCTCTCCATCCTGGTCGGTGCGATGTAACTTTGGCAACACGGAGGAGCGTCTTTGGTTTGATGTAGAACCGCCAGCTCCTCCGCTCATCGATACCTCCACAATCCTCTATGTAGAGGGAGCTGTGGGGCTCGAGCCTGTATCATTTGTAGTCAAACAGCCGGCAACCCTGGATCCGGCAGCCGTTGTTGCGCGAATCCAAGTTAGCCTAGATGAAACGGCTGAAGAAGTCGTACCGTCCGTAGACTTAAAGGCCTCTCGAGCTGGAGACATTAAGCTCAGCCTCCTGGGAAAGCTGCAAGTTACAAAAGGTGCGGATACGATCCCAGAGCCCGTCATCCTTGGTAGGTCCTTCTTAGAGAGCCTCCAATCATCTCTGACAGAAATTCAAGTCGCTCTTACCGCCCTCGGCACAGCTACCGCGACTCCTGTAGTCTTGTCAGAAACGTCGGCATTGGTGGCAGACATTGCCGCATCCTTAGCATCCGGCAGCCCGCTCCTGTCCTCATCCTTCGAAACGGATTGAGAGGTCCAAATGGCCCAGCTATTCCTATCTCCGGTAGATCCCCACAGTTTCTTCGAAAAACAGGCGTCTATCGCTAAGATGCCAGACGACGATACGAAGTGGCCCGCGCATGTACTTAGCAACCTGCATCGGCAGCTTCCGTTTTTGTCGCAGTATGATGTAGACATTGACATGCAGCGGGTTGAGCCCGAGGCTGGCTTCGCCTTTGGCCACGCGCTCCTGATGTCGAAGAATGACCCTAGTGCAGCAACTTCATCTAAGAATCCGCAGAATATGGTGCGGATCCCGATCATCGTTGCTGATCGACTCCTCCAGCCCTTCCACACGTTTGAGCTCGGAGGCAACGTCTACCCGTTGACCGCTGAGAGGATTGAGGCGTCGCTGCTAAACCCTGCGATGTTTCAGGGCCCCGCAGATCAGCCGCAACGTCAGAAGTCTCTCATTGATCAGATGTACCCTCCGTATCAGCAGCGCCAGGGCTTCGGCCGGGTTGTTGGCGATGGCGCGTCATCGATGGGCATCAATAAGCTGAGCTCTGCTCCCGAGGGCATGGGCTCTCCCATGGACGCACTTAGCATGGATCCGAAAAGACTGGAACGTCTTGCGAAGCTTCGAAAGACAGAGGCAAAGGATCGGTTTTCAACCCAACAGGGGTTTTTTGAGAGAACTAAGGATAATGTAAAAGGACTGGCGATCCCGGTTGGAGCGGGCCTCACACTCGGGGCGTTTCGAGGGGGACGAGCTGCACATGCCGCTGGGAAGAGTATTGGAGAAGGAATTACGCAAGGAATGAAGTCGTCTGGAAAGACTTCTGCAGTGATTTCTGCTGCAAATATGGCTGTTAAGGAGAGAGGTCTCAGTAAGCGCCAGAAAGACCGCGAAACCTTTGGGCTTCCCAGAGCAGGAAGTCCGGAAGATGAGCTATCTGAAAAGGGAGCTGCCGTTGAGATGACCTTTGGGCCTGGGAACAGAGTTCCCGCCTCGGTGGTTCTTTCTGGGCAAAAGATCAAGGCTGCAAGTGGGGTGAACCCCTCGGCCATGGTCTTCTACAGCATTGCAGGAACGCCCTATGTTGTTGGAGTACCTGAATCGATCTCGAGAAGGCTCGAGAAGGAAAAAGACCAGAAGGCGCTAAGAAAGATTGTAGCTCCGCTTATGAAGACTGAAGCGGATGCACATGTGGCAGGTAGACCCACACCTGGCATGTTTTTGCTGTTCTATAGAGATGGGAACAGCTATAAGAGAGTAGCTCCGGCAATGGGAGGTGCGCGATGACTCTTCCTTTCTGGCCCAAGATCGCGGCCGCATCAGACGCTCCGAATTATCAACCCACTGCAGGGGACGACCGTTGCGGAGTGTGCGCATACTTTCGAGCGCTCAACGATGGGTCCGGCTACTGCGAGAAGTTTTCGTTTCAGTGCGAGCCGCAGAGTGTGTGCGACGACTTTGTAGCCGCCGGAAACGTGAAGACATCGTCAGCCTCTACGGTCGACCGTCTTCGTGAGCTTCTGTCCAACCCCGTTGTGCAGAGAGCTGGAATTTCTGGAGGGGCCGGAGCTGTATCAGGAGCCGGGTTCGGAGCTCGAGATACTGGGAAAGACAAGGCATCTCAAGGGGCAAAGGGAGCATTGATTGGAGGTGCTCTGGGCACCGCACTCGGGCTTGTAGGACCTGCGTCTAGATCAATGGCTGCCGAACATGCCTACGACAAGGGCATTCGGGAGCTAGGTAAGTCCCTCAAAGATGCGGTAGCTCGCAAGAAGCTCTTACAAGAGAAGTTTAGTGCAGTCCTAAAGGCAAGGAGAACCGGTATAGGGAACGAAGTACAGGCTGCCGTCGGAGAATACAAAAAAGTCCTAGACGCAGGGATGAAACCTAAAGCCCTTCAAGAAGAAATTAACCGAGTAGAAAGTGTTTTGAAGAACTCTAAGTATGAACCCGATATGAAGGCAATTTCAACGCCAGATTCCGCCAAAGAGCGTTATGGAGCGCCTGCACTATCTGCCCTCCTTGGAGGAGCTGTAGCTCACGGGTCTTCCCTTGACTCCAGAGAACAAAACCGTTTCCGCAAGTCTAAGTCGAAGTGAGGTCTCCAGTGACACGCTCAAGCCTTTGCGCTACGATTTCTGGTACCTTAAACCAGACGGACTTTCAACGGTTCGAGGATGAGTTTTCAAACCCGCAAGTTCGTCGTATGATTGAAAAAAATGCGTCGGTTATGGAGTGCCTCGGCCGACTCACGGAGCGACCAATTCGATCTTCGCAGGCACTGACAAAGGCCGCGTCTTCGCGGTTTAGTCCTGGCGTAGACGTTGTTCAGGTTCGGCCCAGCGGCTATGGCTACCTGATCAAGGTCTCTGCAGCACCAGCAGGAATGGCGCCACAAGAGGCGCAGGTGTCTGCCCAGCAGGCCCAACAGGTCCTCCCCGAGCAGATGCTCCAGGTCGCTGACCAGCAGGGAGCTGCGACCGTCACATCAGTTGACGCCGCCCCCGACCCCCTGGCCGAGCAAATGGCTCCGGTCACTGCGTTTGGCATCTACAAGGTCACAAGCGCAGAGACGGGAAAGCAGGCCCTCGGCTATGTCATTCCTGGGCTGTTTGACCCTGTTCAGGGCGGTCCTACGAGCATGTCCCTGTTTACGAACGGCAACTCTTACTCCGTTCAGCCAAGTATCTCAGGGTCTTTGGTCGGAGTAAACCACAACCTCCCGATCCCTGAAACTCCCAACATTCGCGGCCTTGGTGCATTCGTAAAGACGAACGGCAAGGCGATTATGTGCACAGTTCCCTACAACATCATCACCAAGGTCAATGTTGAGGGATCTGGGTACTTTGCTGCGCAGGATCTGAACGGGAACGACATCAGGATCATCCCCTCGCCCGGGCTGGCAAAGCCTGTCGCATCATCGCCGACAGAGATCGCCATCCCTGCGGACTTCAAGTTTATGCCGCTCGAGAACCCGATCCAGCTCGCAGCTGGAGAAGAGCTGATGAAGGCCGCCCAGGCCAACGCGTATGATTCGATGGTGGAGATTCGCGCCTGGGAGGGAGGATGCCGCCTTAGTGGGCCGGTCTTCGAGAAGGTGGGCTCAGGCGAGCACTCGTGGGTAGACGGTGTCTTCTGGCTAGCCGCTGCAGGCATGCCCCAGAACCTAAGCTCCGCGTGTCTAGAGAAAGCAGCCTCTACGGGCAAGCCTGTTCGTATGTTTGGCCTTCAGCCGATCTCGACACGTCGCGAGATGGAAGATGACGCAATCAAGGAGGCGGCCCTTGATATGATTGACACGCAGATTCCTCAGCGTGTCAACCTTCTCAAAGAGATCTCGGCAATTACGTTTGATAAGAAAGCGTCCGCCTTGGTCGACACTGCCTCCGTGGACGCAATCCTTGCGCTGAACTTCTTGAACCCCGAGAACGTCGACACCTTCATCGAGTTCCTCCCTCAGCTGGAGGAGGCGTCGACCAAGCTCGCAAGCGTCGTCCTTGCTTCGCAAATCGGCCTTCAGAGCATCCCAAAGACTGCTGCTGTGCGCGCGATGTTTGCACTTGAAGACGTGATCAACGGCCTCAAGAGTCTAAAAACCTACCAGGTCTGATCATGGCGCATCCGGCGGAGTTTTTCGTCAAATACCTACTCGTGATTGGATCTGCGTTGTCCCTGGATGACGTAAATCTGACTCTCGATATTTACGGTATTTCTGAGATGTCGGAGCCTGACTATGACCGTTGCAGGTCGGTCCTGACTTCGGTGCGAGACGACTTTCGTTTCTGGGATGCCAAGCACCGACCGACGGTGGCGTGGCTTCGCAAGAACAAGATCTATTCGCTGGTGTTCCCAGATAAGTTCGTAGAAGAGGCGCACGAGAAGATCCTGCGCTCGCCCCCTGTACGTGAGAAGGTAGAGACCCTCTCAATGTCGGGTGTTCCGTACCACGAGATTTCTAGGCAGCTAAAAGGAATCGGTATAGACATCTCCGACATGGCCGTTAGTGAATTTGCGCACTATTATTGGAACTCAACTCTCATGGGAGTTGGGGGCTGGGCAAATTATCTGAGGAAAGACACCTCAGATCGAACCTCGCCACTTCAAGGTGCCTATCAACTCGCAGTCCGCGCTGGACCCGAAGCTGCGTCCTACCGTGTCGGTGTTCGAAAAGAACTTGACGGTAAGAAGATCATGATGGAGGTCCGCTCGGAGCTGTATCACACGTTCCTCGAGACTCGAACCCTTCCGCTATCTGACAAGAAAGTGGAAATGCTGGGCAACCTGGCTCGAGGTCTTGCGCGAATCGATGAGCGGGTCCAGGCCGGGGATACTGCACTTCAGGAGACTCTGAAGAAGTTTGAGAAGTTCAAGGTTCTACACGGAGCCAAGAGGGTTCCCAGCCTGTTAGAGTTGTCTCCCACTGGGTCTGTCTCTAATCGCTCAAGAGAAGAGATCCTTCATTCGGAGAAGAAGTAATGCCTGCGCTGCGCTCAAAGACCGTTCGCGATGAAAACGCCATGATCGAGTTTCTCGAAGAAGAGAACATCCCCGGCCTTGTGGGAGGGCCTGACTACACGGGCAACAGCTCGGGCTGGCTCTCCATCTTCTGCAACGACGCACATAAGGACCGGGGAACAACTCCGATCTACGGAAGTGTCGGGAGCGGCGCCGCGGCATCAACGGCCAACTACGCAGCCGCAATCGCAGCAGGTCATTACTCCCAAAAGATTAACGTCGCAAACGCGTCGAAGATCATCTTTGGCCTTGAGGTCGTTGCGGCCTCCTCCGCGGACCTCCATCTCAATCTGCGGCTGTCGAATCTTGGCGACCCAGACCTCACGGCGACCGGAGACTGGTTTCGCCAACTGACGGCGCCCGAGTACTCATCTTCAGCGTACAGAGCTGATGTTGCTGAGTATGTAATCAAGAATGGTCTGCTCACTATCGGGGAGAAGTACGTCCTTGAGTTCCCGGTTACGGCAAACTGGGCCAGCTTTGTCATTCATCATGCACACGCAGATGCGCGCTTCAGAATCTACGCGGATATCGGCTGATGACCCCCGACTTTATGAAAGACCCCGCCAAGTCTGAGGCGGGGCATGAAGTTCAGTTCTCCGTTCCGCCGAGGGCTACCTACTATGGTAAGAACTTCAAAGCGGAGATTGTTCTACGCGGAGACGATCTGATTTATCAGTTTTTCAACGTCAAGCACTCTGACTTCCGCACGCTTCTTTCAGAGATTATCGAGGCGCACTTTGGAAAGACAGATGCATTCAGTGCTGCGTTCGTCCCAGAGTTAAACTCACTCGGTGTTCGTGCAAAAGGAGTATGCGATGCTCCCTTCTTTGACTACCGGCACTATACTGAAAAGTTTCTAGGGCTAGTAGACAAGTGTCTGTAAAGGTGTAGTTATGGACAAGATCGCTGCATACGAAATGCTTCTTTCTCAGCATCCGTTGTGGCAGAAAACCGCGTCTGCACCTTCTTTGCTTCTACCCGCCGGAGGGGCCGCCATCGGAGGCGCCCTTGGTGGTGTTGGTGGATACTTCTCAACGGATGATAAAGAGAAGAGAAAGAAGCGCGCAGTTATCGGGGCGATTACCGGCGGGGCACTTGGCGGCATTGGGGGAGAGGCAGTACGAAGATTTAGAGCTGTCAAACCGTCTCTGCCCGAGCTTCCTCCTCCCCATCCTACTCTAAATAACATTCCATTAAAAACGAAGTTTGTACACGACGCTCTTGACAAGCATCGGGAAGACTATTTGCGATACGAAACGGGCCTACTTGGAGTCAAACACCGATTGACACCTGACGAAGTTAGAGGACTTTTAGGTGGGATGGAAATCAGAGATGATGCTCCGACTCTAAGCCTTGCTGGAGAAGGTGCGCCAGAATGGCGTGCCGGTGAGATTGCAGAGATTATCGGAAAGTACCAGGGATTTAACGTACCACCTGGAGGATCTCTCGTTGATGCACGAGCGAGCAGGGGAGCCCGTGATGCAGCCCGTGCTGAAGCTCAAAAAAGAGTAAATGAGTTCTTGGCTAGTAGACAAGTGTCTGTAGAGGTGTAGTTATGGACAAGATCGCTGCGTATGAACTTCTTCTCGCCAAGCATCCATTGTGGGAAAAATCTGCTGGTATGGAGCGTTTAGGCATCCAAGAGCTATCCTCTCGGGCGAAAGAGGTACGAAGGATGCCACCGTCAGGACAGTCGACTTCAGGGATGATTGGAGGGGATCCCGCCTCCGCTCTTCGGGCACTGTTAGGTGCCGACCCTCCTCCAGATATGCGGGAACTTTTTAAGCTCCCTGAAACCGTAAAGAAAGCTGCGGCTAGCTACGTCTCTGGATCTGACGATTGGAGTAAGCAAAGTATCTCGCAGAGGGAGAAAGAGTGGGCCGGAAAGGCTGGTCGATACTCGGGGTTGCCGAATAGCGTGTTCTCACGCCTATCGAATCGCAACTCTTTCCGAGGGGCTCCGCCGATTGTCCATGATCAGACCGTGGACGAGATCGCGGACTTTAATGTTCCCGGCAATGGGCTTGAGGATCTTTCCGCAGGAGGGGTTAAGTTGCACTATGATCCAGAACACCACACCCTGTACCGGTGGGGTGTTCCTGCAAAAAACATGAAGATTTCGCTACCAAACTGGTTTCGGGGATCGAGTGACGAGCGCAGGAAGGTGAGGCTCTCTCTGCAAGAGGGGTCTATTGGTGTGGGTGACCTCAAGGGCTCCGCGTATGATGGTCGTGAGACCACTAAGAAAGCCGAGTTTGTAGATACACCCTACGGCAAGGTTCATAAAGATGACGCACATTTCCTTGCCGGTCATCTAGACTTCGGAGACCCCGATGATCCTATGGAAGCTCGCGATGCTCTAATCGCACGCGTATCTTCTGCAAAAAAACCGGAGTACAAGCCCGGGATCTTCCCAAGTTTCCGCCAAGAAGCAAAGAAGAAGAACCACGCCGATGAAGTGGCTTCTTGGGAGAGAACCCGGAATCCTGAATACCTTAAACGAGTAGCGTCTGATTTTGTAGCCAACGGAGAGGCTGGAGTATTTTAGTCCTCCTGAAACGGATCGTTCTCTTGGATCGGCCCTAGCCCTTTAATGATGATTAGCGCCTTGAAGTCCCACTTCCCCCACTCGGACTTCTTGTAGACTGCGTCATTGGCCTCGCACCACTCCTTGAGAAGTGACCTAAAAAAAGGGACCTCCCCCTTCTGAACGTGCCGAAGGAGCCGCAGATGGAACACCCACTTAAGGGGGTCCACCTGCGGGATCAGGTCCCAGCCGTACAGGTCTCCCTGAAGGCTACGCTCGAAGCTCTTGGCTGCTAGCGGTATCCACCGTAGGCTCGCTGGCGAGCTCGTATCCATTCTCGGTTTCCCGGATCTTGAGGATGCTGCGGAGAGTGAAGTCTTTCCTCAGCGCAGTCATCGTCAATCTGGTGTACTCGCGGTACACCGTCAACAGATCTTCTCCATCTCGACACTCAATCTCGTGGAACGGCACGGAGAAGCAGACCACAGGCACATTGATGCGCCCGCCAGCGGTGCCTCGAACGTCTACCCACGACAATCCCCGCAGACCATTCCACTCATCGATGGCTACAGAGTGCCCAGTAACCGGACCCTCGGAACTAGTTCCCCGCATGGTGGTAACACACTTGCGAAGATCTCCTCCAGGGAAGTCTTCTCCGAACTTATCGGCGCGAGCGCTCACATAACGAGCAAGCTCTGCGGGATCTTCGCTCACTAAGCGAAGGGTCGTGAAAGATCCCTCAAGTCCCAAAATGTGCAGAACGAGGGCAAACTCGCGCGTGCCACGGATTTTTCTAATTTCATAGCCCGAGACGATCATGTTACATCCTCTTAGATCTATGCTCATCATGAGCATGTGTCTTATGGCGGAGTTGTTATGGATTTTTTAGACGAGCGTTTTAGCGGCCCTTGGGAGTACGAACTTCCGCGTAAAGAGCAGGAATACGTCTCAGAGGCGGAAGTGCGGGACGCTCAGATTCCGCTGACTCCGTCGGAGTTCATAGAGACCACGATGATGATGCCCAACCCGCACACGCGGAAGTTGGAGAACTTCTCCTTTGATGAACGTAGATACCTACGACAGATCTACGACATCCAAGCTCCGCGTGTTCTTCTTATGTGCGGAAGACAGGTAGAAAAAAGTACTACACTAGGAAACAAGACACTTTCATATGCGTGTCTGATTCCTCACTTTCGCATCCTTTACGTCTCCCCCTCTAGCCAGCAGACGAAGGAGTTCTCTAAGACTCGCCTAAGAGAGCCTCTCGAGACCTGTCCCGACCTTAGGACTTGGTTTCCAGGGCACCTCACAGATAACGTCTTCGAGAAGAAGGCAATTAATCGCAGTGAGATCAAGCTTCGATACGCGTTCCTCAACGCAGACCGATGCCGCGGACTCTCAGCTGATCTCATCTGCATGGACGAGTTTCAAGATCTTCTTCTCGATAACATCCCAGTTATTGAAGAGGCCGCATCGCACAGTCCCTTCAAGTGGTTCATCTATAGCGGCACACCCAAGAGCCTAGACAACCCCATCCAGCGGTATTGGGACTCGTACTCGACGCAGAACGAGTGGGCTGTGCCGTGCCTACGGCACGGGTTCAACAACAACCCGGGGACTTGGCATTGGAACATTCTTGGGGAGAAGAATATCGGCATCAATGGGCTTTCCTGCGATAAATGCGGGGAGTTGATTCGCCCAGATCATCCACAGGCCCAGTGGGTTCGTACGGGAAATCCAAACCCGAAGTTTGATACCTTTGAGGGATTTCGTATCCCTCAGCTCATGGTTCCCTGGCTGGACTGGAGCAACATTCTCACCAAGTACAACCAATACCCCCGAGCCAAGTTCTACAACGAGGTCCTTGGGGCTAGTTTTGACTCAGGCCAGCGCCCATTGACAGAGGGCGACGTACAGGCCTGCTGTGATAACGAGTTTTCGGCTAAGTCAGAGAAGCTAAAAGAGTTCCTGCCGAAACTTCGAGGCAAGCAAGTCTACGCGGGGATCGACTGGGGCCAGGACTCCAACAACTCTTACACGATTGTGATGATAGGAGCGTACATAGACGGGTTCTTTAGAATCGTATTTGCGCATCGGTTTTCTGGTGCAGAGGCAGAGCCAAAGGAGCAGATTGCCAAGATCAAGAAGCTCTTGGCTGCCTTTGATGTCACTCGAGTCGGAGTTGACTACGGCGGTGGCTACTGGCCCAACGACGAGCTCCTGAGAACATACGGGTCTCAGAAGATAGTCCGCTACCAGTACTCTACTCCGAAGACAATCATGAAGTTTGACTCAGACAAGGGCCGGTTCCTTATTCACCGCTCAGAAGTCATGAGCGCCGTGTTCAACTCAATCAAGCGACGGGTGTTCAAGTTTCCGCGCTGGGCAGAGTTTGGTAACCCCTTTGGCTCGGACATGCTTGCAATCTTTTCGGAGTACAACGAGCGAACAAGAATGACTGAGTACAAGAAGTCTCCGAATACAACGGATGACTCTTTTCACGCACTCCTGCTGTGCTTCATCGTGTCAATGATCGACCACCCCCGGCCGGACATCCTTGTTCCAAGTGCTAAAATTGATCGAGAACTAGACACAGACTGAGCAGCAGGCCCGGAAGCCTGCTGCTCAGTCACTCATCAGGCCTTGGCGGCTCGAGCAACCGCCGGCTTGGCTGCGGGAGAAGCTTCCGGCAAACTCCCCGCCAGGGCCGCTTGGGTCTCCGGGGGCAGGCTCTGGATGACTTCAGCAGTCAGGAGTGCCTGCGTCTCCTTGTCTGCGTTCTTGAACTTTGCGTAGAGCAAGAGGCTCTCTTGCTCGCTGTCGAGCAGCATGGCGTCGAGGGCCAGAGTTCCGAGGAACCCAGTCGCCACGCCCGCGCCGACGGAGGCGACCAGGTTGCTCTGAATCACCTCGACGCCACCGTAATGGCCGGCGGCAAAGACGCCGCCGCCCACCAGGCCGCCGTGGGCCAGGCGCTTGCCGTTGCGCCCGAGCCCGACGGTGTTCTCCATAAAGTTGCTGTACTTTGTGTATGCCTTCACATTGTCCTCCTGCCGAAGCTATTCATCTCTCGGCAATCATCTTATGCCTGATATTCTCTGTTTTTTTAACTGCTCAAACAGATCATCCCCAATGCTCATATTTTCTCGTAGTTCGGCGGGAACTGCACTTCGGTTTTCTAAGAAGATAAATATACTGATTCGTAGCCTCCGCCTCCCCTCGGCAAGAAGTCGATGCGTGGACTGGAGTGGCAAGGATGTGCTGTACTCCTTCCTACCCACGACATCAGCCACCATGCGGGCACTGAGTCGAAGCAGGACCTTCCACGCCTCGGGGTTGGGGTACATACAAAAAGTCTGCAGATCAGTCTCGTCGATCCTCGAGAAGATCTGCGCCCAGCCTTCGAGCTCACTCATGTTGTAGCTTCCGGCAGGCCTGCCGTACTGTTCGATTGCCGTGGCGTACAGCTGGGTCGCGTACTCGGGAGTCATCCCTAAAGACTCGTTGCGAAGATCCAGCATGTGGCGTATTACTGCCATTTCTGCCTCAAGTCTTCGAACCTGTGCGCGCAAGGATTTGAACTCTGTTACGGTAGCCCGAGGGGAGTCGTGCTCGACCAAGAGCTCTTGGACCTCCTCTGGATCTAAATAGCGGCTCCTGCCACTTGTGATACTTGATAGTTGGCCGAGTCTGATATAGTTTCGTATTGTACGCTCGGTCTTGCTGAGGACTCTCGCGGCTTCAGCTACAGTCATCGTGTACTTCATTTCATCTCCGGATTTTTCATGTTTGGCCAGCCCCCCGTTACTAAGGAATACCTTCAAGGTCTGGCCCAGTCTGCGACCACGGACTTCCTTTCTAACGGGACGCCGCTGACCGAAGCCGTCGTAAAGCAGGCCAGCGCTTGTGGGGCTAACCTCACATCAGAACACGTTCGCCGCATCTGCGAGATGACCTACCACGACACCTATGAGCGCATGCACAAGCAGGCCTCCAGTGCAGACCGGTATATCGTGTTTGATCCCCCGGATGCAGATGTCGCAGCAGAAGTATTGCGGACTAAAAAAGTAGCGTCTGCACCCCTCCGCACTTCCACCTCGGCGGGTGAATACATGTCAGAGAAGAATGCAAGTATGCAGCACCGCGGCACGGAATCAAAACTAGCAGCCGCTCCAGGTCACCGGCTCAAGTTTCAGCCGGCAAACGCTTTTGATCAGGTCGTTAAAACTGCGTCTACGGACCACAATGAGCAGTTCTTGCAGGCTCAAGGTCTTCATGATCTGAAGCAGATCCACGATGCACTGAAGGAGGCTTCGGCGCAGATGGACGCCGAGGCCCGGGCTGCAGACTCCGCGCTCATTTTTGCCAGACAGGAACTATCTAAGGTAGCCTACAGTCTGGTAAAAGAGGGGACCTCGGTAGAGGACATTCTCCATGCAGGATTTTCTGGCGTAAAGTGGGAGTCGACGTCCGAGGACGTTGCCGTTAAGGTGGCATCAGATCTCTCGAACTTCCTTCTGGGCAAAGAGCGTACTACCGCCGGCCTCAGACTCTCAAAGATTGCGTCGGCGGGGGATGTAAACCCAGATCATCCGCTACCACAAGCATTTGCCAAGGTAGCGAGCATCGAGGAGCGACGCGTTCATCTCGAAATTGGTCTAAACCAGATCAGAGCGGACCTCGAGTACGCAAACAACGCCCTGGTTTCAACCCTGTTTGGAGAGAAGTCAGCCTCCGTATCAGGAGCTATTCGTGGAGCTAAGGCACTAGGTCGCCTTGCAAAGGACCACCCAGTTCTTGCGGCTGGTACGGCTGTTGGGACCGTAGGCATTGGCGCGCTGGCTGCGAGATCTAAAACGAAGAAGCTAGACCCAACAAATGCTCCCGGAGGTAAGAAGTAATGTCTATTCAAGTGCCTGCTTCCGCCTATAAGGCGTATGCTCGTGGGGAGATCTCTCAGTCGGAGCTTCTGGGGCTAGAAAAGTTTGCCTCCGATCTCAGCAAGAGCGCATCGGTGCCCTTTGACCCTCTGTCAGCAAGAGGGGCCGCTACTCTAGGAGGCTTAGCTCTTGCTGCGCCTGCTTTGACATACGCCGGTGCTGCGGTCCCCAAGGCAATGGATAGCACGATGGGGGCGCTGACATTTAATAGAGATCTGAAACGCGTCGTAGAAGTAAATCCCCAGCTGGGGGACGCCTCTGATCCGAACCTTCGAATGGCGTTTAAGACCCTCCGTAGTGTCAACCCCGACTACTCAAAGGATCCTTTGATTGCCGGGACTATCCTCGATATGGTCATGACCAATAGAATGGACCCCGACGATCCTTCGAGTGCTCCTCGGTTCGATCCTGCGCTGCTCCAGAGCATTCAGATGAGGGGTGGAAAGAGTCCTTTGGATGTAGCTACGGACCAGGGTAAGGCCGCTGTTCCTGGCCTGGCACAAGGGCTGATTGGCGGCGACTGATGGAGAAATACTCCCTATTCTCAGGCAAGGCCGATTCCGGGGCTCCGCTCATTCATAGAGTGGAGCCCGGGAGTTCGTATGGCCTTGGGGACACGGAAGGCATCTCCAAGACTGCATCCGGCGAGCATATGCCGGAAGTAATCGAACTGATCGAGTCTATCAAGGCGCAGCCGGGCCGGCTTTACCTGGTCAACTCCGCGTTAGGCGCGGGTGAGTATGTAGGCTTCAACCTTCGAGGAGACTGGTTTACTGAGGCCGGTCTCGTCAGAAGCCCTCCAGGGTTTGAGAAAATCCCAGTATGGGACATTGACGCAAGAAGAAAGGCAGCGAATCAGACAGAAGCGCTGCCTCAGTGGGGATCTCTTACCTGGGGATACCCGACTTTCTACAACGCGCATAGATTTCGTCACCATGTAAATAAAGACCCAGACAAAGCATATGGATTTATCCTAGGTGCTTTCTGGGACTCGCGCATGAAGCGCGTCATCCTCGTGTCTGAGTTGATCCGAGAGATGTGCGCGCGCCAAGGTGCGCTCGATCTCTACTCGAGAATTGAAGCGGGAGAGTTCCCTGACACGAGCATGGGGAGCAAGGTTCCCTACGACCGCTGCTCGATCTGCGGACATATTGCTCGAACTCCGATGGAGTACTGCAAGCACGTCCAGCGGGGAGCTCCGGCTCCCTACGGCATGAAGGCGATGCTCCCTGACGGCCGTGTTTGCGGCGTATACAACGACTACCCCAGATTCTTTGACGACTCCTATGTCTTTGTGGGTGCTGAACGATCCGCGAAGGTGATGACAAACGTCACGCCGATGATGTCGGGGCAGAACGCATATTCACAAACGATCTATCCCTTTCAGCCCATGGGGTTCAAGCTTGCCAGCGCCCCTCCGCAAAGTGCGGCGCCCGCTGTTATTCCTGATGCAGTCATGGAAGAGCGATTAACTCGAGCCCTTGAGTCGCTTCCGGTATCGACCCCTCTCGAGAGAGAGGCTCTTCGTTACTTTATGCAGGAACGACTAGCCGAGGAACGCCTCGTCTCTGGGACGCTTGCAGCTTCGGAGCTACAGCTCTGGAGGGAGATTTCGGTTCAGACATTCCAGCGTAGATATGGAGTTAGTCCAGACCAGATCACTCATCTAAAGCAGATCTTTAACGAACGTGCCAATAACCTACTCGGCATAAAGACGGCTTCCTTCTCCAAGGTGGCTGAGATGCTCAAGCGCATTCCTGCTCCGAGCGCATCCCAGATGAGCTTTGTGCGCAAGGATGAGATGTGCCTGCCTGAACTTCCGAAAGACGTTTTAGAACGGATGGCTGAGTCGCCCGGAGTAAATCTTCGGGCAGCGGCCAAGCTCGGTGTTGTCCTGAAGCCTCAAGAGTTTATGCACGTACTTCTTCGTGCTAAAGATCCTGAAATGGCGGACGACATCTACGAAAGGGGCGAGGTGTTTGCTCCTAGAGCTATCCGAATGGAATCTTCTCCATTCGACGCATCCTCGGACATTCCGTCGGGCGCCGTACAGCGGATGTTGGAGCTGCTTGGGCCGCTTCTGACAAATAGATCTTTCGCTCCATCAGTTTTGCGGGTAAGAATGGTCAAGGAGGGAAGCAGCCCTGCCCCTTCGGACCTAAGACCAGTGGACGGCTTTGAGGATATTGCGGACCTTTACAATGCGTACCGACTTGGTCTTGTTGACAAGAAACCGGACCTGTCTGCAGTCCAGGCCCCCTATGTATTCTCAAACTCCATCGAAGATGACGTAAAAATCGCAGACGATGCGATTGCGCTATCAAACATCTTGCTGCATGTTGCCTACTGGCCTGGTCTTGTATTAGGATTGCAATCGCAGGCAGAGGGACACTCTCCCGAAGACGCCCCCTACTAACCGTTTGAACCGAGGAAATAATGTCGCTCTTAGATCAGCTTGTATCGCGTGGGGTAACGTCCGAGGACTTAGAGAAAGCCGCCGCAGTACGCCTTTTTGAGAAAGCTGCCAGTGCCGAGGGCGTTAACCTCGACGAACTCTCAGAGGGACAGGTCTCAGACTTGTTTAACCAATTCACGTCGAATCTCCACCCAACTAAAGAGGCATCCACCATGGATCAGGAAGTCATTGACCTTTTCGAGAAGACCGCTGCCGCCGAGGGCATTGACCTTGGGGAGATGGACGACGACGATCTCCAGCAGCTGTTCCAGCACTACGTTGAGAACGTGCTTCCCGGGCAGGTTGAGGCGAACAAGGAGGCCTCTGCCGAGGAGATCGTCCTCGATATGTTCCAGAAGACCGCTGCTGCGGAAGGTATCGATCTCGAGGAGATGGGCGAGGAAGAGCTCGAGCATCTCTACGCCCACTATGTTGAGAACGTGCTCCCGGATCAGCTCGATGAGGGCGGGGAGGACGATGAGGAGAAGGTCGCTAGCGCGCACGAAAAGCTCGCCGAGGCCGAGATCCTCGGTCGTCACATGGCCCGCGCCTACGTCGATGAGATGAACAAGGTTGGGGCGAAGTTTGTAGTTGACGGTGGAAAGGGTAAACCCAGTCCGCAAGGGGACGAGGCCCGGTCCAAAGAGGACTTCATGGGCAAGATGAGGAGACGCGTCACCTACGTCGATGATAAGGCGCAGGACCTCGGCGAGGCTATCGCGGGGATCGGTTCCGGTGGCGCCGGTCGTGGCGGCGTCAAGACGCACCGTGCCCTCGGCTACGGTGCGCCTGCGCTCGCCACCGCCGGCCTCGCCTACGGCGGCAAGAAGCTGTACGACCGCTCGAAGCGCGGTCAGGAGAAGCGCTCGGGCTTTAGCGAGCTCGAGGTTGACGCCCTCCTGAAGATCGCGGCAGAGGGCGGCGCCGACGCCGCGGCTGATGCCAAAGAAAGCCTCATGGACAAGGCCAAGAGAGGCGCTAAGTACGTCGATGATAAGGCGCAGGGCCTCGGCAGAAGCATTGCAAGTGTTGGAACTGGTCTCCCAGAGGGAGTTTCCGGCCCAAGGCAGGTTCGCGGCGGCGTCAAGACGCACCGTGCCCTCGGCTACGGTGCGCCGGCGCTTGCCACCGCCGGCCTCGCCGCTGCGGGCAAGAAGATGTACGACCGCTCGAAGCGCGGTCAGGAGAAGCAGTCCTCCGCTGTTGACTACGATGATGTGGTCAACGAGGTCGCTCTTCGGATGCTTGCGGACGCCGGCTACAACGTCTGATGACAGGCATGGCGCCACTTTCAATTGTCTGTAGGTGGCGCCATGCTTGATCCTATGTGGGCTGCGTTCTTTACAGAGCTATCTAAAGTAGCCTCTAACAGAATGAGTGACCCACTGCGCGTTCCGGGGACCGCCAATGGCACCCCGCCAGGACTTGCGAAGCCTTTCCGCGCAAGCGGTCAAAATCTTGCACGCTTTCAATCCGCCGGACCCGGGAAAGCCATGGCGACCGGCACAAGTACTACAGCACACAACCCAAGCTCCTTGATCTCCACTGGATCGACCGGAGCAGTTGGAATCCCCGCACCTCCTTCCGTGCAGTAGAGGAACTCATGAGCTACCGAAACCTGATTGATAAGGCACTGGAAGCTGCTCACGCGCGGGCCCACACCCCCGTCGAGACCGCTAAGATCGCCTCGGCTCCTGATGCCCTCATCAAAGAGGCGATGGATGTAGCTGGGGCGCTGGAGTTTGTGTCTCTGAGCGCTACTGGTGGAGATCGGGCTGCGGGCTTTCGCGAGGAGATGATTCGCGAGTTTTACAAGACGGCATCGTCAGGGAACCCCGCAAATGGTCCGACTGCTGCCTCTGGTACCCAGGGCATCGCTCCGGCTGCTGGCAAGACCAAGCTTGCTCCAAAGGGCCTGGTTGGTGGTAATGCCCCCGCACAGAGCACTGTCTCTGCCGCCACAAAGGATGGCGACAAGGCCATGCTCGAGTCTTTCAAGCAGGCCGGTGGGCAGTCTCTCTACGACATCCTCATGGGCAACAAGACTGCAGCTGCGGGCGGCCCTGCGGAGCATGACTCCGAGACCTCGGCGGGGGTCGGGACCTCCAACGAGAACTCCACCTACCGAAAGACGCTCCACTCGAACGAGGGTCCGGTCAACGCAAATCGCCGTGATCTGAAGAAGAGCACTCGTGCGCGGCTTGCCGAGGCGTTTGCCCACACTGGCGACACTCTGGGGGATGCGACCGCTGCGCAGATCTTCCCGCAGGCCGCAGCTCGGGGAAGTCTCAAGATCGCCTCAGTGCTCCGCAAAGAGGCGGCTGAGGACTCGGAAAGAGACATCTTTCAGGTGTTTGGAGACCGTCCGATCTCTCCCCGTTCATACAAGAAGATGATGCGTACGGCAGTGAAGTCTCACGGCATGTCCGGCCAGCGGCGCATGGAAATGGCTCGAGAGTCTCTGGAAGGTCGAGGAAAGGACAAGCGCCGCACTGCCTACTCTACGCTTAAAGGAACCGTTGCTGGGACGCTTGCCGGCGGGGCTACTTCCTCGCTCCTCGGAGGATCCAAAGGGAAGTCGGCTCTAGTCGGAACTCTTACTGGTCTCGCATCGGGCGGCGCATCGGGTCTAAGATCCGAGGCAAATCGTCTCAATGCCGCAAAGGCAAGCAAAAACCCCAGCGCGGTCATGGCCGAACTTGCCCCGACTCGTACTAAGCGTCGGGTAAGAGACGAGGCAAAAACGCTGGCTTCAGTCGTCGCTGCACGATCTGGCCGCAAGGTACAGGGCAACCCCCTAATCCGCATTGACCGTGCGGATGGTAACAAGAGGTCCTAATATGCCTCTGCTAAAAGCCGCAGGAAATATCAAAGCTCAATTGGCAGAGTCTGCTCTTGGGGCTGCTCTTGGAGGGGCCGCAGGGGCCGCCTCTGAAGAGAAAGACGAGGAAACCAAGGAGTATAAAGACAAGTCTTTTAAGAGAACTAGAATTGGTACTGGCCTCGGAATGATCGGCGGCGCGCTTGGTGGAGAGGCCCTCAGAATGAAAAAGCTGGGGCTACCAATTTTAGGCGGTAACGCCACGACTCAAGAACAAGCACGAATCATACGCAAGCACAACGAGGACTTTCATCCGTTTGGAATTGGACTCGAAGCATACAAAGAGGCGTCGATTGCTGAGTACTCTGTTCTCTTTGATGCTATCGATAGCGGAGAGCTTGGTCCTCATGTCAAAGAAGCGCTATTTGGGGTTTGCGAGGGGATGTCTTCTTCGCTACAATCCCATCACGCCAAGGTCGCATCCGAATCAATTGAGTTCTCCGAAGCTGATGCTAGGCAAGCCCGCCTAGACCAGCTTCTGAGAAGATACTAACCGCGAGGACTGCAATGCTGAAGATTGGTAGTGCAGAACTGGCTGTAGTCTCCGCGAAGGGCGCTGCTGCCATCCGCTCGCTGACCGAAAAGGTCGCGAGCCTTACCGACGAAAACCTTGCTCTTAGAACCCAGCTCGCCACCATTCACCGGGACACTCAGGTAGCTGAGCTCGCGCGTGACATGGAGGAGAAGGGCCTCAACGCCCACATGACGTTTGATGAGAAAATCGCGCACTTGCGCGGACATTCTCAGCTAGAGAACGTTAGAGAGGCGGTAAAGATGGCAAGTGCGGGTAATATCCGCATCGCCGAGCTTTCTGATCGCCCGGGCATGGGCGCATCACTCGACTCCTTCACCTCCTTCTGCCTCACTGGCGAGTAACTGGAGACAACATGGCTGGTCAGTTTGTTACCATCCTGAACCCTGGGTATTCCACCCTTTACACGATGGATCTTCCGTACACCGTTGTTGCAAACGTGGACGGAAGCTCCAGTGCCAACCCCTTCAACCCTGACTCGACTGATCCTCTCCAGGAAGGCGAGTGGCTGACCTTCGACGGTGCCGGCAAGCTGAAGCGTGCGGCTGCTGATGTGGCGTACACCGCAGCTTCCCCTGCAGCCCTTGCGGTGGCTGTCGCGACTGACGCAGCCAACACGCCCGCAACCACCCCCTGCTTCATGTACTTCCAGGAGCGTGGTCGTTACGACGCGCAGCTTACCCGGAAGGCGCACGTGATCGTTGGGCCGTCGAACTTCCAGTTCCGCACCAAGATGATCGTTTGCGCAACGGGCGATGCGGGTGAGCGGTGCTATGTTCAGATGTGCGTCGACCCTAGCGGCCGTCAGGTCGCCGCGCTCGTCGCTGCAAGCGCGATTGCGGACTACGCCCTCGCAGGTGGAGAGTGGTATGCCGGTGTGATCATGCAGGTCCACGGCACCAACGACGCCACAGTTCTTTTCCAGCCTGGCTTCAACTTCTAAACCCCAGTCCATAGGAGAACACCATGGATTATTCCGCTGAAATGGTGAACTCGGGCTTCATCGAGCGCCTCGAGACTGAGGGTCCGACGAAGACCGCCGCCGCTAGCCTGAACTACATCAAGGACCGCCTGCGCGAGTCCAGCTTCGCCGACATGATCGTTCCGAACGAGCGTGTTGTTCGTGGCGACCTGCAGCGCAGCACCGAGCACGACACCCTCGTGAAGATCGTTGACATCGAGCCGGGCAGCCGGGCGATGGCAGTCAACTTCCGTGGTCAGCCCACCGCTGAGTACGTGAACGGCAAGCGCTACGCCATCGGCTTCTTCACCATCTCGAGCCTCCGGTTTGAGATCGTCGAGCAGGAGCTCATGGCATACGAGATGCCCATCACCAAGATCATTGAGGAGAACAGCCTCAAGGATATGGTGGAGGTCAAGGACCGTGAGTTCCTGAACCACGTCGAGTCGTGTATCAACGCGATGCAGGCCGAGGGCAACAGCGGGAGTAGCGCGTTCTCCGTTTTTGGGGGCCAGCGCACCGTCTCCAAGATCAAGGGCGTCCTCGCTACCCAGTCGGGGGGCGGAGCCACGGACTACACCCCGTACGCCATCCAGCGTCAGGATATCGTCCGCATCAAGAAGCTCCTCAAGCAGCAGATCACGGTCTCTGGCGAGACTGTCCGTGCTGGCCGTCTGAAGCCCGCGCTGATGCTGATGACCGAGACTGACGTGGACGACTTCGACCAGTGGACCCACGAGGACTACGGCGATCGTCTCCAGAGTGAGACTCTTCTGGACGGCTACACCTACTCCAAGGTGCTCGGCCTTCGCATCATCCGCACCATCAAGAACGACATCCTGCGTGAGGGCAACGTCTACGTCTTCACTGCTCCCGAGTTCTTTGGTCGCAACTACACCCTGAACGATGTGAAGTTCTACATCGACAAGGTTGCGAACCGGATCTTCTGGCAGGCCTGGATGGACGTGGGCATGGGCTTCGGCAACATCGCCGCGGTGGTGAAGCTCGAGCTCTACGCGGGTGACGCGACCAACGCGGCTGCCACATCGGTCATCCCGGTTGAGGAGAGCGCCATCGGTGCTCTGAACAACAAGGCAGCCGACGGCCTGACCTTCCCCAGCATCAACGTCTTCTGACATAGAAGACCGCTGGTCGGTCAGTTCGGCCCCGGTCCGTCTATCGGGCCGGGGCCCTTCACTTAGAGAGGACGCATATGAAGATCGTGATCCAGAACTCCGTCAGAGACATCTCCACGCGTGAGCTTCGTAGAAAGAGCCCGGGCGAAGTAGTCGCTGCTCCTTTGATCGCCGGCGCCCGCCTTCCCCCGAGAAGAAGTAGGACGGTAGACAGCGATATCCTCAACCAGCGCGACATCGAAACAATCTGTCGGATGCTGGAGTGTGGGGTCGTCCGAGTCTTCTCTGCCTCTCCCTACCTCCCGCTTACCGAGGAGAGCATTCGCAAGCTGCGTGTGAGTGCAGTACACGAGGAGCCCGTCCCGGAGCCGCCCCTCGATACTTCGAGTCCGGTGTTCCCGGCAGTCGCCGAGCCTGAAGCTGCACCCGAGGTGAGTGAGGAAACAGCAGAGGAAGCTCCTGTAGCTGAGCCTGAAGATGCGCCCGCCTCTCCAGAGCATACCGATCTTCGGGCAGAGCTTATGGCTCTGAAGAACGCCGATCTTCGTGTGCGCTTGGCAAAGTTGGGCGGTGGAAATGGAGCCGGAATGTCGAAGTACCAGCTCGTAGAGGCCATCCTCTCTGTGAGCTCTGAAGGGGAGGCACAGTGATCGTTCACAACATCAGCGACCGGCCGAATTCGACCGCGGTTCCTAGCGCAATCTACATTGGTAGTACTTTGATTCGGCCCGGCAGATTTGCCGAGGTTCCCGACTCAGACATTACGCCAAAGGTTCGAAAGCTCCACGGATCCCACATTTGGATCGGCAACACCCTCCACGGAAGGTTTTCTTCGACCAGCAAGGGAGCCCTTCGTGCGCTGACCACAAGCGCTCCTCCGATGACGATCGACGAGGCGCGGGCGTTCCTCAATGGACTGCCGCGAGAGGAGCTACTCTCCCTGTGCACGCAGGTCTCCCCTCCGGTCTCGTTCGCGAGAGCCCCCGGCGCAGCCATGCTGGCGATCCTCATCTCTCGCGCCCTGTTTCGAGAAGACGCATCCGCCAACCCCGAGTCGTTCTTTTGGCTTCGCAGATGGACTCGTCATGGCAACGAGTATGAGGAGCGTGACTAATGTCGTTCGAGTCCACAACGGTCATCCCTTCGGCAAGCAAGCGGATGAACGAGATTGTAGCGATGATTCGTCTCTTTCTGCGCGACTTTCCCGAGCTCAATCGGTTGATCGCTGGGGAGGAGACGAGTGATCGTATGATCGCGTGGGCGGTGGCTGACATCCTCGCAGACTACAACGGCACCCCTCCGTTCATCGGCAACACCAGCCTTCGAAACTTCCCCAATCTCAGCATGTTGAAGGACGGGGTTGTCTCTCAAGTACTCGAGTCTGTTGCAATCCTACAAACTCGAAATCAGATGCAGTACTCAGATGGTGGTATTTCTGTGTCTGTGTCTGACAAGGCTCCGATGCTGATCCAGTTCGCTCAGATGTTTCGCAATAGATACGAGCAACAGAAAATCCGCACTAAGTCTTCGCTGAATGTGGAGTACGCATTTGAAGGTGGAGGCGTTGAGTCTGAGTACTTCGTCATTAATGGCGTGTACTTCTCAAACTTCTGAGGTACTCATGGAAGAGCTATTCTCCAATCCGAGCTCACCTGTTCCTGATGAACTCTGGAAGTCCCCCTCAGTTCAAGAGCGGCAACTGGCTGCGGTTGAGTTCTGGGCCGAGCTCAAAGGCTTGAACAAAGAGGCAGCGGACAAGGTTCCGTTGATCAGACGCATCCGTGATCTTGCTGCGCATCCCGATGCTCCGGCACGAGGGACAGCTGCAATTATGGGCGCACTAGTTGCCGGAGAGAACGTCCTAGGCACAAGAAAGAAGCCCCAGGATAAAGAACTGGAAGTTGCCCCTGGGGTCTTTACAAAGAACCCAAGTAAGCAGCAACTTGACCTTCGAGAGCGCCGCGCTGCCCTACAGGAGCGGGCAGCTCGAGGATCCTCGAGTAAGCTCCGAGATAAGTTGCAGGACACTAGAGAGCGCGCTGCCCAGCTAAGTGCTGAAAACAGGGCTCTTTCTACGGCCCTAAAGGGCGTAGTTGCAGCTGGCGGGGCATACGGTCTCACTCGCCTTATGCGCAAGAAGTAGTCATGCTCCAGTTTCGAAACGAGCGAGTGCTCTCCTTCTCCCTGAACTACTACGATGTGTTTTGGGAGATTGAGCCTACGACCGAAGATCTGCAGCAGTATGCGTTCTACGTTGAGCGCTCTGAGGCAGAGGCCGGTCCTTGGGACGTGATTGCTGGTCCTTTGATTGATCAGTACTTTATCCGTGACAATAGTATTCACGGCATCACTACCAACGCTCGGACGATGTACTACCGTATTCGGTGTAGGCACGTACCGTCCTCCAAAGAAATCTACTCAGCCACAGTAGACAGGGAAGGATCTCCCAACCTGATGGCCACGGAGATGATCCGTCTCGAGCGCGTCCTTTTCGAAGAGTTTGTAGGTGTTCGTTGCTGGCTCTTTCCCCGAAGATCTTTCGGCCAGAGATGCCCGAACTGCTACGACTCTATTCTCGGGAAAACAATCGACTCCAGATGCCCTACCTGCTGGGGAACTGGCTTTAGTGGTGGGTACCACTACCCAACGGCCTTTTGGGGACAGGTCGATGCGATGCCAGAGACAGACCAGGTGACGACCGAGGATCATCGAAGAGTGCAGATGGCGCAGATGCGCTGCGGGCCCAGTCCCGGGATCAAGCCCCTCGACCTGATCATCGACAACCAAAATCGGCGCTATAGAGTTGTAGAGTCGGGTGGTACTACCCTTTCTGGAGCTCTCGTACGCGCGGAGCTCAAGATGGTCCTCATTCAACGAGGATCCATCGAAGATAAGATCCCTCTCAAGGTAGACACTTCAACAGTGGTGCTTGTCCCGCCAAGAAGCTTTCAGAATGCGCATACGCAAGAAGGCTCTAAGGCTACATCCATCGACGTTTTCGGTCTATATGGGGTACGATAATGAGTGACAAGCCTGAACGTAAGCAGAGAGTTGCCGAGATTGTCGCGTACCCGGCACTCGCCGCAGGTGCGGGCTCTCTTCTGGGTGGCGTTGCCGGAGGGCAGATTACAAAGACTGTGCTCACCTCTCCTGGGATCTCTGAGCGAATCTCAAAGATGTCGCCTGCCTCCAGACGTAAACTTCTATCGACCCTACAGTCTGCAGGTGCCGGAGTTGCGGGTACGGCTGCCGCACTTGGAAGCTACGCGCTATCAGAGCACATCCGTGATAAGATGGAGAAGAGGGAGCAGAAATAGTGAGTTTTGCACACGTAAGACGCGAAAGCCTGCAGATCGGGATCGGAGACGACCCCGCTGTCTACGCTATGCGTCTATACGTCCAGTACCTTCAGGGCCTCTTCAACTGGATGCCAGCGGGATCTTTCCACTGGGAGCCTAATGATGAGATCACTGAGATTATGATTCGGGGGCAAGCGCCCCTCAATACAGAGGTCGTAGGAAAACGGCCTGCGATTACTGTAGTAATGGGACCATACCAATACGCAAACATTGGTATAGATAATCTTCTCTCGTATAATCCAAAAACGGGAGCAAGGACTAGAACCGACCTCATAACCGGCCATCTGGTGGTGTACACTCTGGCCGACTCAGATATTATCGCGATGCGGTTAGCCCATCTGGTATCTCACCATACTAGGGTGAACCAACGGCTCCTCGAGAGCCCTGGCGGCTTCCATGCCATCGCAAGGCCTTCCCCCACCATCAACTCCCCCAGTCCTCCTGGACAACTAGTAATGGGAGATCCTGGCCAGCTGATCATGTGCCAGGTTAATATCCCGTTTCAACTTCAGTGGACTTGGGAAACAACCCCAAAACAATCGGCTCAGTTCAGGTCTCTCGATCAAATCACCGGGTCTCGGCGCGCATCTGAGTACGAGTTTGCTCCCGACACGACCGTATCCTCAATAAGACTGGCGATGAACACCGATGACGTACGAGTGCGTCGGCTTGGTGGTAATAGAATCGTCAGCAGGACCAACGGCATCCCGACATCTCAGAGACCTGTGACAGAAGTAATTCACTCGGGAATCAATGATTTCCAAGTATCTGGCCTTGAAGACTTCCAGGACGAATAGGAGTAGCTCCCATGGCAAGTGAGAACCGCCCCGGCGTAGTCGTAGTTCAGGAGCTCCGTGAGACTCCTGCCGCGGTTACCGCCCCTACCCTCAACCCTGTGGTTGTAGCTCCCTGCTTTCAGATCGTTAGCGCGATTGATAGCTCTGGCTCAGTGAACGGAGACGCCGAGTACACCACGCAGCGGTACGTACAGGCGGCCGTTGCCGTTACTCAGGCAGAGTTTCCTGACCCGCGAAACAACATCGATGAAGTAAACATCGATGAGACCCAGGTGGGTGCCCGTCTTCTTTACGCGGGTGCGCTGACCACCCTTCCGAGAGGGAGCCACGGAAGCACGGGCTCTGCGTTCCTGGCTGCGGCGAACGACGCTCGGCGCGCAGTGGTCATCTTCAACTCTGGGTCTACTACGACCTTCGACTTCGGCGCCACGACTCGACTGCTGAACATCAAGGCCAACAGTCCGACGGACACCAGTCCCACAGTCGTTAGTCTGACCGGCGCAATGAGCGCTGCGGCAGTTGCTGCGGCACTCTCTACGGTTCCTGGAATCATCGCTACCGCGTACGAAAATGGGAGCAGTTTTGCTGGGTCCAGCACAAACGCTCGAGTGGTTGTCCAGAGTCGGGCCTTCGGGGCATCGTCATCGATCTCCATTACGGGTAGCGCGCTTCCTTTCCTCACCGATGGAGAGTCTTCGGCTCTTGTAGCTGGGGACCTTTACCGAGTAGAGGGGGCTGGCTTCCGCGGGCAAGACGACCTCGACGGAGACCTTACTACTCCCTGGATTCAGTTCCACATTGGAGCTGTTCCTTCTGGTCCGTTCCGTCTCGAGAGCAAGAGCGGAGAGCTGTTTTCCGCTGAGGCCGCTCCCCATGTCTTTGCCGGCTCGGGCGCGACCATTCCTCTTCGTGCTGCGACCGCCACGGCCCCAGGAGACGAGTTCTGGGCAGACGGCAGTCAGGTCTCTGGGGCTGTCGTTACCGCTGTGGAGCCGTCGCGCTTCAAGCTGGGCATCCTGGATTCCGCGAGATCGACGTTTGACGCAGATGGCGTGCTGACCTCCGCGGTGTATTCCACTGTGGAGATTGCCACTCCGTCCGCGCTGATCCCCTTCTCTCCGGTGTTTGCGTACTTCATCGCGAACAACCTCGTCTGGGGCTCGGTGACTCCGGCCCCCGAAGCTGCCGTGCTGACTGGAGATGACTCTGACGCTATCGACGCGCTGCCGGCGCAGTTGATGGGAGCGCAGTTCTCCTCAACGATTCCTGTCCTGACCGGAGGGACAATCTCCTTCCGTATCGTAGAAGATGGAGTCACGCTGGATGACGTGACGCACACGTTTACTGCCGCCGTGGGTAGCGACCTCACCGCTGCGGTGGCGAGCTTGAATGCAAACCCCAACCTCGCTGCGCTCACGTTTGTCACTGGCACGGTCGGTTCAAACAAGATCCTGATGATCAGCACCGTGAAGCTCGGCGCTGATCAGAGCGTGACCATCCTTCCCGGAGGCTCAGCTGCACTGCACACCACGTTTGGTCTGGCGGCCGGAGATACAGCCGCCGGCGTCGATGTGGAGTACGCAGAGCGCGCATCCGTTGCTACTGCGTCCGTTGATGAGGGTCACCCGGACCCTGTCACGCTTACCTTTAGCATCACGCACATCGATGGAAGTGAGTTCGAGTGGTCTAAGGCCGTAACAGGAGGAAAGGCTTCAATCGCCGCGTTTGCGGAGGAGCTAGCTGGTGGGGCAGCTGTTAGCGGCGTCTACAAGATCTATTTTCAAAATAGCAGCAGCCTCCAGCATCTGATCGACATGACAGTCGACGGTGAAAATCTTGTATTCACGTTGGTTCGCGGTGGTAACGGCAACGACCTCACAGTTTCGGTGCCTAACGCAAGTCGTGTTGCGTTTCCTGTTGGGGATGATGGCACTAACCTAGCTGAGACTGGTGTAGGAGCAGACACTCTCAATGGAGAGCGCCTCACCTTCACGCTGGACAGCAACCCGCAGGTTTACGAGGTGGACTTCACCTCCAACTCTCTGCGCGAGGCTGTCAATGCGATCAACGACGCCGTCGGTGGCGCAGTTGACATCGCTAGTGAGGACGGCAACGCGCTTGTCCTGACCAGCGCGTTCGCGGGCACGGCATCGTCTGTTGATGTGGTGAATGATGGCGCTGGGTCGATCCTCTTCGATAGCTTTGCCGCGGAAGGCGCAGGTCGTCCGAACCCGAGCTTCTATGTAGATGGAGACGGCACCGCGCACATCGGTCCCCACGTCCTCCGCAACCGGAGCACAGGCCTGCCGATTGACCTGAGCGCAAGCGGGGCTCGGATTTACTTCGATTACGTCGGACTTCGTCTCGACGTGACGGCATCCGCGGCCAATCCGGCGTTGCTGACCTTCTCCGATGTGGACACGATGGTCGCTGCCATCGGGCCCATCTCCACGGAGAACCCGCTGGCTCTGGCGTGTTTCCTGATGCTCCAGAACACGCCGTCGCAGTCGGTCTCGGCTCTCGGCATCGCTGCTGTGAACGAGGCTGCTCCGATGGGTACGACCACGGCGCACCTGTCGGCGCTGACCTTCCTTGAAAGCAAGGATGTCTACGCCATCGCCCCCATGACGGACGACCCCTTCGTTCAGCAGCTCTACTCGGCCCATGCCGAGAGTATGTCTGCGCCCGAGGAGCGCGGAGAGCGCATTGTCTTCCTGTGGCAGGGCCCTCCTACCCGGGAGATGGACACGTCGATCCTCGCGGGCTCTGATGCTCGAGTCAACGGCGCACCCAACAGCATCACTCTCGGCACCACGCCGATTGAGGGGATCGCTACGCTGGGCCTCGATCCTGCAGAGCTCTCCTTCGACGACAGCATCTACCTCGAGCTCGTGGTCACGATGCTGGGGGAGACCAACGTCTACAAGTTCTCTGTGGCGTCGGTCAGCGGAACGGCGCTCCAGCTGCGTGGGTCTTTCGCAGCGAGCGAGAACACGGACGGCTTCTTCGATACGCCCGCTCTGGACTGGACCGACGACGAAGATCTGAGTGGACTGACCTACACGCTGAAGCAGCGCGGCAGCCGACTCCTGATCCCCGGCACGAACTTGTCGGATCGGGCGGCAATCGCCGCTACCGCGGCCGCACAGGGAGAGTCCTACAACAGCCGGCGAACCTTCATGCTCTACTGCGGGAACGTAGACACGAGCATCGATGGCATCGTGACCCCGGTTCCGGGCTACTACGCCGCTGCCGCGATTGTGGGCATGATTGCAGAGCTCGCTCCTCAGCAGCCCTTCACGCGCGTCTCCATGACGGGCTTCTCGAAGGTCTACGGAACGGACGACACTTTCAGCGAAAACCAGCTGGACACCATCGCGGACGGTGGGCGCTACATCCTCATCAACCAGGCTGGGCGGATTGCCTCGCGGCACCAGAGATCGACCAAGAGCACGTCCATCGAAGCGCGCGAGCTGTCCATCACCAAGGCGATTGACTTCTTGGCGAAGGGCCTTCGGGCGACGAACCGCGTCTACATCGGCCGGTACGTCATCAACCCCGGGTTCATCGACCAGCTGGTAATGTCCAACGAGGGCTACCTGGCCCGCGTTGTTCAGGCAGGCGTAGTGAACTCCGCGGCGCTCAATGGAGTGCTGCAAGACTCCTCGGCTCCCGACACCGTCTTGATCGAGGTCACCGTCGCTCCTGCCTACCCCTGCAACAAGATCCGCATCACGATCGTCTCCTAACTCCCACCTAGTCTGAACCGGAGATCAACATGCCTTCCGCCCCTACTTCCAAGGCCGTTCTTGCTGTCCCGTCCGTCGGCGACAAGTGGCACCTCAAGCGGCTCCATCGTCGCCTTGACAACCGTGACGAGGTCCTCGAGGCCGCACTCCAGCTCATTGAGGAGTGGGACTCCGCGGTCTTTCCGGTGATCACCAAGGTCGTCGGATTCGATCCTTCCCAGGGGTCTGCTGATAACTCGATTACTGTGTCCATCGGCGGCGTAGATTTTAGCGCAAGCTCTGTCATCACGGCGGTGCTCGGAACTACATCCCTGACTGTGACCAAGGATGTAGGCGCTCAAACTCTCGCGCTGACGGGAGTTAACGCAGTTGTTGATGCGGCCGCGATCGGTGATCAGCTCATGCTCATGGTTCGGATCGACAACGTCCTGTGTCCTCCCGTCACCATGACCCCAGTTAAGTCGTAATTCCTCCACATTAGAGGGCAGCACCTATGGCAACTCTTTCACAGTGGTCCCCCTACGAAGACTTCGTTCAGGGGGGAATGAGCGACGGGAGGTTCATGAGCGGTGCTTACACCGTTCTATGCGCCGGCCCGCCTCGCCTTGCCAATGTGGGTGGCCCCGACTTCCTCGGTGCTGCCCTCACTGCTGGCTCAACAGCTGAAGACATGCTGGCCTACCCCATCGGGGTGGTCCAGAACTTCAACCTGAGCCACAACATGCAGCTCAACCGGATCTTTGAGCTTGGATCCGTGCGCAGCTACCACATCCCCGGTCGCGTCATGGGACAGATCGGGCTTGGGCGTGTGCTGTACCACGGTCCCTCACTGCTCCGAGTGCTGTACGCGTACTACCAGGACATCATCCCGCCCACGTTCGTGAACCCGGTCTTCTCGAACATTGGCTCGGCGACGGTGGCGAACCCGCATGACGTGATCATCCCTCCGGGGTATGAGAACATCTTCCTGAACCTCGCCTCTGACTTGTTCACTCAGCCTG